TCTCGTCGTCTATCCCAAGAGAACAGCAACGAACGTCAGGCGAGAGCCCCGGAATTGCCGCGGCTTGAAACCGATGTGCACGGAATGGTCGGCAGCTATGGGCCCGAGGTGTGTCAATGGGCGTCCGATCATCTTGGCATTGATCTCATGCCATGGCAACAGCACGTGCTCGAGCAGCAGCTTGCATTCGACGCCGATGGTCTGTGGTGCTCGAACCTTGCGCTTGTGTCCACAGCTCGACAAAACGGCAAGAGCGTCGCGATCAAAGCGCTCATTGGCTGGGCCTGTACCGAGTACCCCAAGATCAAAGGCGGCCCAGTCAAGGTCGTCTCAACCGCGCACAACCTCAACCTGGCGGTCAGTATGTTCCAAGAGTTGACACCGATACTGGCCGACAAGTTCGGTGGGAAAGCCAAATACAGCTTCGGTCGCAACGAAATCACCCTGCCCGGTGCCACGTGGATTGTCAAAGCCGCCAACCCATCAGCACCCCACGGTCTCGCCGGCATCGACTTCCTCATCGTCGACGAGGTCTGGGGCATCAGCTCCGAAACCCTCGACATCGGCTTCCTGCCGACCCAGCGCGCCAACCCGAACCCGCTGTGCTCGATGTGGTCCACCGCCGGCACCGAGGACTCGACGTGCATGCTTCGCCACCGCGAAGCCGCGCTCCGCGCCATCGACACCGGCGAACCATCCCCGATCTACCTCGCCGAATACTCACCCCCACCCGACCTAGACCCCATGACACCCGAAGCATGGGCGTACGCCAACCCAGCCCTCGGCCACACCCTCCAGATCAAAACCCTCGAGCGCGAATCCACCGCACCCAACCGCGGCGGCTTCCTCCGCAGCTCCGTCAACCTGTGGGTCCAAACCGACGCCGGCTGGCTCAACCCGGGCCAATGGGAACGCAACCACACAAACCAACCGCCGCTCCCCGGCGGCGTACTCGCTTGCGAAGTCTCCGTCGACGACGGCCGCTACGTCGGCATCCGCGTCAACCTCAACGCCGATCAACAGCTCACCGCCACCGTTGCCCTTATGGCCGACACCGTGCACAATTTCTGGGTCAAGGTCCGCGAACAGCTTGAGCTCAACACCGGCCTCCAACTTGCCATCAGCCCCACCCTCGACAACAACTGCCCACCCGAACTAGCGCGGCGCCGCATCATCGTTGGCTACCAAGAAATCACCCGCTACACCGCGGCAGTGAAACAAATGATCGTTGAAGGCCGCCTCCACCACACCGGCGAAACCATGCTGGCCGAGCACGTCGGCCGCGCTGTCGCGGTCAAAACACCCGGCACCATCGCACTCTCATCCAACAAATCACCCGGACCCATCGAGCTTGCCCGCTGCCTCGTCTGGGCCGCCGGCATCGCCAACCGACCCGTCAGCAGCGTCCGCCCAATGCTTGTCACAACAAAACCGCGGCACGTGGCCTAACATCACTTCATGGGATTATTCACACCAAAGCCAGTGCACCAAATGGTCGTCAAAGAATCCGCCATCGGTGCCGCGGTAGGTGCAGCCGGTAACCCGCTCGTCGGACAATTTATCAACTACACCACCGGCGCCGACCGGCTCGCCGCGCTTCGAGTCCCCACCATCAGCCGCGCCCGCGACCTCATTTGCGGCATGATCTCATGCCTCGAATTCCGCCAATACGGACGCCAATGGAACGGCGAAGACTACGAACGCATCGACATCCCACCCGACGTATGGTTCGGCCAACCCGACCCCAACGTGACACGCAACTTCATCATGAGCAACACCGCCGACGACCTCATGTTCTACGGTCGCGCATTTTGGGTAGTCACATCACGCAAAGCCGATGGCTTCCCCAACGCCTTTACGTGGATCCCCGCCGCAGACGTCACCACATGGGACCAAGCCGGCCCGCAATGGTGGGGACCCTCCAACCAGATTTATTTCCAAGGCATCCAGCTTGAAACCAAAGACGTCGTCCAATTCCTCAGCCCCATCCCTGGACTACTCGCCACCGGCAGCCGCGCAATCAACACCAGCATCCGCCTTGACGCCGCCGCGGAACGCTTCGCCACTATGCAAGTCCCCGCCGGCTACCTCAAACAAACAGGCGGCGAACCCATGAGCGCGCAAGACCTCGCCGATCTCGCCGCGGCATGGGCCGACGCTCGCGAATCAAGCGCCATCGCCGCGCTCAACGAATTCGTCGAATGGAAAGAATCCAACATTGACCCATCGAAAATGGAACTCGTTTCAGCGCGGCAATACCAAGCCGTCGAGCTGTCCCGCGTCGCGAACATTCCCGCGTACCTCGTGAACGCACCCGTCGGCTCTGGCATGACATACCAAAACGCGATGCAAGCCCGCCAAGACCTCTACCTATTCGGAGCCAAACCGTACATCGATTGCATCGAGCAAACCCTGTCGATGAACAGCATTACCCCACGAGGCCGTTACATCGAGCTCGACGTTACGTCGTACCTCGAAGAAAACGGGCTGGCGGGCCAGCCGGACACTGCTGCACCGGCTGGCTCAGGCAGCTCACTCACACCATCGGAGGAATGACATGCCCTACTACGTCACCGAAGACGCCGAAGGCTGCGCCGGCTACGGCGTCGTCAAAGAAGACGGCGAGCTCATCGGCTGCCACCTCACCCAGCAAGACGCCATTGACCAAATGGTCGCGATTAGCCTTGATGAAGGCATCGAACCAGGCGGCATGCTTGAAGAGGTCGAAATGAGCGCCCCGATTAGCACCCTGCGGATGGCCGCACCCGGAATCAAGCTGCTTGAGGCCGAGGAAGGCAAAGCCCGCCGCGAGATTAGCGGCCTCGCAGTCCCCTACGACGTCGAAGCCACCGTCTCGGACGGCACCCGCGTCAAGATCATGCGCGGCGCCCTCCCCATCGACGGACCAGCACCCAAGCTGCTCAAGTACCACGACGGCAGCGAAGTCGTCGGCCTCGTCACCGCCCGCAAAGACGAAGAGGACGGCATGTACTTCACCGCCCGAATCTCCAAAACCCGCGACGGCGACGACGTCATCGAGCTCATCAAAGACGGAGCGCTCGACGCGGTCAGCATCGGCATCGACCCAATCAAAGCCACCTACGACAAGACCGGCACCCTCGTTGTCAAATCTGCCAAATGGCGTGAGCTCTCCATCGTCGGCGAACCCGCCTTCGCCGATGCTCGCATTACACAGATCGCAGCGACTAGCATCCAAACCAACGACACAAAGGAGTCGACAAACATGGAAGCAACCACGAACACGCCGGCAGAGCAGCCCGCACCGGCTCCCACCGCGCCGATCTGGGCCGAAGCTCGCAAGGTTCCTGCGCGCCTCCCGTCGGCCGCCGAATGGATTAGCGCCTACGTGCAGGGTGGCAGTGCATTCGCAAACGTCAACAAGCTCATCGCAGACCACCAATCATTCCACAACCCGCTCACCGCGGCAGCCGGTGACGTCATCACCACCGACACGCCCGGTCTGTTGCCGGTCCCCGTCGTCGGCCCGGTGTACGACAACATCAACTACCTCCGCCCGGTCGTCAACGCCATCGGCGCGCGCGCAATGCCTCTCGGCTCCGGCAAAGTGTTCAACCGTCCCGAGATCACGACGCACACGAGCGTTGCACAGCAGTCGACCGAGCTCACGGGCCTCAGCTCGACGACGATGGTTGTCTCGGCCAACAACGTCACCCGTTTGACGTTCGGTGGCACCGTGCTGCTGTCCGAGCAGGACATCGACTGGACCGACCCGGCCAGCGTCAACATCGTGTTGCAGGACCTCGCCGGCCAGTACGCCGACGCGACCGACAACTACGCAGCCGACCAGCTGTACAGCGGCTCAAGCAACCGCGGCACGTGGAACGGCAGCGCCACGACGCTCATCGCCGACATCTACGAAATTGCTCGATGGATTAGCGCTTCGAGCAACGTCATGCCAACCCACATGTTCGTCAGCCCCGCATCTTGGGCCAAGATCGGTGGACTCGTCGACGGCGACAACCGCCCGCTCTTCCCGAGCGTCGCACCGTACAACGCAGCCGGTGTACAGAACGCGGCAACGTGGAACGGCAACCCGCTTGGCCTCACGATGGTCGTTGACAAGAACTTCGCCACCGGCGCAGGCGCCGACCGAATCATCGTCGGCACCGCGGCAGGCCGCTACGCAGGTTTCGAAATCTACGAAAACCAGCGCGGCGTCATCGCCATCGACAAGCCCGAAGTGCTTGGCCGTCA